ACTTTGAAATGAGCAAAATTAGTATCGTTACTGCATTCTATGATATCGGTCGAGGTGACTGGTCAATGGACGTACAGAAAAATGGTGGACCACTTCCACATTATCTACAACGTTCTGTTGATAAGTATATTGACCACTTCACACGCATGTGTGAGATTGACACAGAAATTATTGTTTACACTTCACCTGATATTGCGCCACGTTTAGCCGCAGTTTCTCCAAATGTTAAAGTAGTTGAGTATGACTATTTTAATATTCACCAACAACTCCGTGATGGTATCGAAGCAATTCAAACCGCACCTGAGTTTGTCAAGAAAATCAATCCCTACCAAGTACGTAATCCAGAATACTGGTCGAAAGACTATGTTGGTGTTACATCACTCAAAGCATTCTATGTTGCTGATGCATTCGAACGTGGACTCATCACAAATGAATTTGCCGCATGGGTTGACTTTGGTTATTGCCGTGATGATGAACATATTCCGTTGTCTAAAAAATGGGAGTACGATTTCACTCCAGGTATGATGCATTATTTCAACTATCGTGATCCAGATTTAAGACAAGCCAAGCAACAAGTCTCTATGGCAGTTCAAAATAATGTGGTGTTCATCATTGGTGGTGTATTCGTTGCACAAAGAGAACAATGGCAAACTCTTGCCAGTGACATGAAAGAAGCATTAGAATATTTAATGAGCATTGGTCTAGTTGATGATGACCAAGGATTATTGTTAATGGCATACTTTAAAAATCCCGATATGTATGAACTTCATAAGATGGATCCAAATGCACCACTAGAGGAAGTTCGTTCGATTATTAGAAAGTTTAATAAACATGAGTAAGTTAGTTATTTTCGACCTTGATGGAGTTTTGATTGATTCACGTGAACTTCATTATGATGCACTGAATGATGCACTCCGTAAAGTTGGTGAAGAATATGTAATCACACGTGAAGAACATCTGAGTAAGTATGATGGTTTGAATACCACTAAAAAGCTGAAGATGCTCACAGAGCAGAAGAACCTACCTGTGTCGGTATACGACCAAGTATGGAAAGATAAACAAGAGGCAACATTCAATCTTGTTCGTGGTTTCTGTAAAGAGTATCTATTACAGACTATTTTCCGTCAAATTAAAGCACGTGGATACAAAATTGCTGTTGCATCAAACTCTATCCGTGAGACTGTAAAATTATCTCTACTAAGTATTGGTGTGATGGACGAAGTTGATTATTTTGTCAGTAATGAGGATGTGTCTCGCACGAAACCATATCCTGAAATGTATTGGAAATGCATGACTGCACTAAATGCACTTCCTAAAAATACAATTATTGTGGAAGATAGTCACATTGGACGCCAAGGCGCATTAGACTCTGGAGCACACCTGCTTGCGGTTGAAAATGCAAAAGAAGTTAACTCTGAATATATGATGCAAAGGATTTATGACCTTATGAATACGATTGAAGGTACAAGCAAAAAGTCTCTACCATGGAGAGACAAGAAATTAAATGTTTTGATTCCCATGGCTGGCGCAGGCTCACGTTTTGCACAAGCTGGTTACACTTTCCCAAAACCACTGATTGAAGTTCGTGGTAAACCAATGATTCAGGTTGTGGTTGAAAACCTCAACATCGAAGCAAACTATATTTTCTTGGTTCAAAAAGAACACTATGAAACATATAACCTAAAGTACCTATTGAATCTAATTGCACCTGGTTGCAAGATCGTTCAGGTTGACGGACTAACAGATGGTGCCGCCTGCACCACATTGCTTGCTAAAGAACACATCGATAATGATGCACCTTTGGTTATGGCTAACTCCGACCAGTTCGTGGAGTGGAACTCTAATGAATGCATGTATGCTTTCTCAGCCGATTCTATTGATGGTGGTATCTTGACATTCAAAGCGACACATCCAAAATGGTCGTATGCTAAACTGGATGAAAACGGATTCGTTTCAGAAGTTGCAGAAAAGAAAGTTATTTCTGATGAAGCAACAGTTGGTATTTACTACTGGCGCCACGGTTCAGACTATGTTAAGTATGCTGAACAAATGATTTCAAAGAACATACGTACAAATGGCGAATTCTATACCTGTCCAGTTTTCAACGAAGCTATTGGTGACGGTAAAAAGATTCGTGTAAAGAACATTGAGAAGATGTGGGGTATCGGTACACCTGAAGACCTGAATTACTTCTTAGACAATCACAAGGAGTAAAAATGATTTTATTTGATGTTGGTGCCCACCACGGTCAAGACTCGCTTGACATGACACAGCATAATCCAAATGTGATTTGTTATGCATTTGAGCCTACACCCGAACTTGCTAGATTGCTCCGTATTGCCGCAGAAGCTAGGAATATGAAAGATCGTTACCATGTTTACGAAACGGCCATTTCAGATTTTGATGGAGAAGCAGACTTTCATATGGTTGAAGGTGACACTGGTTCAGCTTCACTAAACACCTTCTCGGATAATTTGGCGGAGACTTGGCCCGGAAGAACAGATTTTGTTGTTCGTGAATCGAAAAAAGTAAATGTGTATCGCCTTGACACTTGGTTAACGATCTATGCACCGGAGATTACACAAATCGACCATCTGCATATTGATGCACAAGGTTCAGATTTGGCTGTGCTGAAGGGTCTTGGTGAAAAACTTAAAATGGTTAAATCTGGTGTAGTTGAAGTGCCTCAATCCGCTGAGGTCAGTCTATACAAAGGACAACACACAAAAGAAGATGCTATCGCATTTTTGGAAGCAAACAATTTCAAAATCACGGAAGTTAAATCTCAGCAAAACGAAGATAATTTATATTTTGAAAGAAAAGAATGAACGTAGCACTTCTACTAACAGGTCATATGAGGTGCTGGGATCAAGTTTTTCCCAACACCAAACAACACATAATTGACAAATACAATCCAGACATTTTCATCGACACATGGGATTCTGAAGCGTATTGGGACCCACATTCTGAAAAGGGTATCACCGAAGGTGGTCCAAAATTGGACACCATGGCTATAATGGAAACATACAAACCTGTTTACATGAATGTTGAAACCTTTGAAGAATATGAAGATAATTTCTTAAATAGAGCAAAGCAGTTTGAAACATTCTATCATGTTCCGAAAAACCAGGTTTCTATGTGGTTTAAAGTTGGACGTGGTATGCTTGCTATTGAACAACATATGATGCTGTCCGGAAAAACATATGACCTTGTGATTCGTATGCGTCCAGATTTGGTATTCAATGAACATCTGCCTGAATTTAATCCAAATAAATTCTATACGTTGGGTTATAAGAATCATATGGGACAAGGAACTTCTGATATGATTCAGGTTGGCAACTATTTCACAATGAGTTTGTTTTGTAAAGTTCTATACCATCTTCCTCAATTATACAAAGAAACTCGTCTACTTTGTCCACATGTTATCTCCGAGCATTTCATTCGCAGACTTGGATTGCCATGGGAAGAATTTATGATTAACAAAACTATTATGCACACACCACTTGGTGAATACAAACATAAGAGTCTATATCAATGAAAATGATTGCGCATCGTGGTCTCTTCCAGGGACCAGACAAAGGAAAAGAGAATCGTCCTAGTCAAATTCTGCTAGCGTTAGAAAAAGGATATGATTGTGAAGTTGATGTGTGGTGGTTACCAGGTGGTTGGTGGCTAGGCCACGATGAACCACAATACATGGTCGAAGAAGAATTCATAGGTAAACAAGGTCTTTGGCTACACTGTAAGAACATTGATGCACTGCATGAATTGATAAGCAGACCTTTCAAATACACATATTTTTGGCACCAAGAAGATGAATTCACACTAACATCAAACGATGTTATATGGACGTATCCTGGAAAACACCTAACTAATAGGTCCGTTGCTGTTATGCCTGAAAGGTGTGACAAGTATTGGGAATATGTAAAAAACGTTGATATTGTTGGAGTGTGTACAGATTATGTCGAAAAATTCATCGCTGAAACTAGCACTTTGTCTGTCGGGACAAGCTAGAGGTTTATTTCAAGCACAAAAATACATCAAGAGGAACCTATTAGAAGTTTTCGATGTTGATGTTTTTTGTCACACCTGGAAACCACCAGGTGGTATAACACAGATGAAGATGTATGAGGATATAAATTTTCTCTACGATCCGAAGTATTTTGGATATGACATGCCACTTCCAGCTTCAACAAACTCCGATCTGTTTGTTCCAAATGCCTCACATCCAGCCAACTTCTGTACGTCAATGTTTTATTCCATTTATAAAGCAAACGACCTCAGGATTCGCCATCAGGTTCTAAATGATGTAAAATATGACTTTGTTATTAGAAGTAGGTTTGACCTAGCACTAAACAAAGTCATTGATTTTTCTTCTTTGGAAAAAGGCAAAATTTATGTATCGAAAGATACCGATGGACCCAATCCCTTATTAAATGACCAATTCGCTATTGCTGATCCAGATACAATGAACGTGTATGCCTCAACTTTCTTGAATTTGAGGCGACTTGATGTTCCTCTATGTGGTCACGAAATGTTACAGGAACAACTAACAAGACATTCTATACCAGTCGAGCGAATTGATATTAACCACCCCTTCACCGATGGCAAATTCAACATCGGAAAGCATTCCTTAGTTCGAGAGGATATGGACAAATGGGTGGATATTAAGATTTGGGGTTACTAAATAATACATAGTCACAGTGTACTAGACCGAGGATTTAATGTTATCTTTTTCCCGATTTTTAACAGAGCAGGAAGACCCTGAAGAAGGTGCAAGTCGCCAGATTAAACACCTAACTCACGTAGAAGACCGCCCCCTCCAGAACGGAGAGAAGGGTGCCAAACACGCTATCGCTTCACTTACATCCGCCGCACAACACATTCAACAAGGTAAAAAATCATCAGAACTTACGACAAAGTATGATGGTTCACCTGCTATCGTTTATGGTCACCATCCAGAAAATGGTAAGTTTTTCGTAGCATCCAAATCG